CTTCTCTTAGTCCCTTTGTGTATGCATCAAAACGCTCTATTGTTGTACCTCTCAAAAGTGCATCTAGATTAAAGCGAATAAATCCATCTGGCTCAGGAAGTAGTGGAGATAGTGCTTGTTCCAAACGCTCTAGCAATGGACGCAATGAGTGCTGAACAAATGAAAGGTTCTGTGCTTCAACTGATGAGTAGGACATTGAACCTGCAACTGGGTGTCCTAGCAGTGTCAATGGAACACGGAAGATTCTTGCAATGTCTTCAACATTAAACTTTCTTGCTTCAAGTAGTTGTGCATCTTGTGCATTTAGTGATAGTGGCTTAAATGATGCACCACCAGAAAGAATTCCAACTTTACCTGCCATGTACGGACCAGAGTGTGATTCTTGCCAGTTACTAGCAATATCTCTTGCTTGCTCTGCATTTAATTCTCCTGCAACTTCAATAACTCCACCAGGATTTGATGCGTTACCAAAATATGATGCAGCGTATGTATCAGAAGCCTGTGCAATACCAACAGACATACGGCAAGCACCAATTGGGCTTAGTCCGTAGTATGATCCTGGTAATCTAAATAGTGGAATGTGAAGGACTTCGTTACTTGTTAGAATTTGATCATATAGATTATTATCTAAATCTTTAACTCTGTAAACAAGAGGCTCTCCTGGAACAGGTCTTTCAATTCTTACTTCATTTGGGTTTAGTACATATAGTTCTGTTACTTCATTGTTATCATCTCGTACCGTCAAAATAAATGCATTACCATGTAGGTGTAGAGATGTAATTACCTGCTCAATAAACTCTAGTCTTGTTGATTCTGGGTTAGGCTTGTTTACCCATTCTGGAGTATAGTTATAAACTGATGCATAAGATAGGCGATTACGGCCTCTGCGTACATAAGCACCCATTGGCAATGAAGCAATGGTATCTCCAAGAAGTCTTACGCATGAATAAACGGTAGATGTGCGAATAGCAGACTCTGTGTCTACATAGGTACCTGTATTTGCAACACCAAACAAAGGACGAGGTGGAATCAGTGGAAGGATATACTGACTGTTCATATCTCTGGCTTCGCCAGATGCTCTTAGTCTTTTAGATAGACTCATTTGATTACCTTTTTCCCTTAGTTAATTTTACCATGTGCTTATTGCTACTCGCTTCCAGGTATTAGTTGCTGTGCAGATGTAGATGTAATCTGAATCCCAGGCAATTTCTCCAACTACTCCTGTGTCAGAAGCAGATGATGGAGTCTTACCCTTAATCTCAAGATTTCCATTGATCTTAACTCTTCCAGCAGTACCACCAGATGGATCAAACACACCAAAGATCAGTGGAGTTGAAGTAGATGAGTTAGAGATATATAGTCTGTCAGAGTTAGTTTCATTCTGTCCTGCTTGCCATCCAATGAACACATTTCTTGAGGCATTATTGTTATTTGTTCCTGCTCCAAAACCAACATATGTATTATTAGATCCTTGAGAAAGATTTCTTCCTGCATCTCTTCCAACTGCTGTATTTCCTGAAGAAATATTAACAGATGCTACAGGAACGCTAAATCCTGTACCAGTTAACAGTCCTGCAGGAGCAGTTGAAGCCAGAATTGTAAGAATTGAAGTAACTCTAACACCTCTGCCGTTTACAATTGTAACTGCTGTTACTGCTCCACCTGATACTGTTATATCTGCAGTAAGGTTTCCTGCAACAAAGCCATAGAAATGATCAGTAGTTAAATTAACATTTGTATATGTTCCATCAGTGTATCCAGACCCTGGAACAATTGTTCCAAGTGAAGCGACTGTATCTGTTAAATTTTGAAGTGTTGCTTGTCCTAATCCAGTGTTATTTGAACCACCAATAATTTGAACCATTGAGGCTCCGCCAAGGCTGGTGTTAAATGTTCCAGAGAAGTTTACACCCTGACCTTGATTTCCAATTGCTGTATTACCGTTTACACCATTTAAATATTGAAGTGTATTTGCACCAATTCCAATGTTTCCAGTACCAGTTATAATATTTTCTAAAGAATTAGAACCAAAGGCAACCATATTTGCACCAGTTGTTACATTTCGCAAAGCATTTGGACCAACAGCAATGTTTCCTGTTCCTGTTGTTTGATTTCTTAATGCTCTATAGCCAATTGCAAGAGTGTTGTTTCCTGTTGTATTAGAAAGAAGTGCTTCTTCTCCAATTGCAACATTTACAGAACCAAGTGTGTTATTTACAAGTGCATTATTTCCAATAGCAGTATTAGAAGTTCCTGTTGTATTGAATTGTAAAGCAGCAGGCCCAATTGCAACATTTGCAAAACCTGTAGTATTTGCAGTTAGTGCACCAGCACCTATTGCAACATTCACATTGCCTGTTGTAGTACTTGATAAAGTACCATTTCCAATTGCAATATTATTAGTACCTGTTGTAGTAGCACCAAGTGTGTTAACTCCTCCAATACCAATATTTGTTAAATTTCTATTTAAGCCCTTGCTTATGAAAATTCCTCCACCAGTTGTACCAAGATCAGCAGTTATTTGACCAGTTGATCTAATTGGCCCAATTGTTGTAGGTATATTTAAATTAGTTCCGCCAGTAAATACAGAAGTATCAAAGTTAATTGGACAGTTAATTATTGAATATGTTCCGCCACTTACTGAAATTGGCTGTGTTACAGTTCCAACATTATTAAATACCTGAGTGTTAAACATTGCAAGTTGTCCAGCAGCAGAAGTTACTGGGTATGTGGCAGCAGAAAATACTGATGAATCAACAAGGAATGTAAGACCATTTGTATTGGTTACAGTACCAACGCTTGCACAATTTCTAAAAGTAACTATAGAAGAAGCAGCATTAATTGTAGGGATACCTACAAAAGCACACTCATCAAAGCGAGTTTGTCCACCACCTGTAACTGATATTGTAGAAAGGATATTATTTTTTGCACCTTTAACAAATAAGAAACCACTTGAGGATTTATTAGTTGCAGTCTCAACTCTGCAATTATTTACCCAGGCACTAGCACTTCCTGTAACTTCAAGAGTGCCAATAGTTAATCCATTTAGCGTTGCAAGAGCGTTTGCAAATGATATAGTTACTGTTCCATTAATAAAGGTATAACTTTGAGCATTACTATCAATATTTACTGCAGATATATTAATGCCCTGGAAAGATGGAAGAGTAACGCTTTCTGTATATGTACCTGGATAAACCAAAAGTGTACATCTATTAGAATCTACAAGTGTTAAAGCCTTTGTAATTGTTGCTACTGGCTTTGTTAGATCACCGTTTCCAGTTGTATCGTTTCCATCTGTTCCTGATACATAGATTACTCTATCGTATCCCGCAAAATCTGGGCCTGTGGCTCCAGTCGCACCAGTGGCACCTGTACTTCCAGTAGCACCAGTATCGCCAGTTACACCTGTAGGACCAGTTGGTCCAATATCTCCAGTTACTCCTTGAGGGCCTGTGGCACCTGTAGCACCAACGGGACCAGTAACGCCAGTTGCACCAACATCACCAGTAACGCCTTGTGGTCCAGTAGCACCTGTTGCGCCAACGGGTCCTGTTGAACCAGTATCTCCAGTTACTCCTGTAGGTCCTGTAGCACCTGTACTTCCTGTCGCTCCTGCAGGGCCTGTCGCTCCCGTAGGTCCAACTATACCTGCACTAAATACTACGAACAAAATATTTTGGTTGTTAGAAAAGTTAGTTGTTCCTGTTCCACCTGATGATACAAATGTTACTGGAATCTCAACATAACCTGTTTGCAATGTTGGTGTTCCATTTACTTCCCACTTTTGGAAGTTGTCAGACAATGAAGAGTCTTGAATAATTAAAGTATCGTTATCCTTGATCAAAGCCAAGAAGATATCAATATCAAAACCATCTTTGTCAATGTGGCTCACATTTAATTGTGTTGCAGAAACCTGTGTTGCATTGTTCCAAAGAAGATATGTATTACCAGGATTACCTGTAGTAGAAGTTGTATTTGCTTTATAGTCATAGAAGTTAGATGATCCACCGTCTGCTCCTGTGGCTCCTGTAGGTCCCGTCGCTCCAGTGGCACCAGTGCTGCCTGTTGCTCCAGTACTTCCAACTGGTCCTGTAACTCCTGTAGGACCAACATCGCCTGTAACACCTTGTGGGCCAGTACTTCCTGTTGCTCCAACTGGGCCAGTACTTCCTGTTGATCCAGTATCTCCTGTAACTCCTTGTGGTCCAGTAACTCCTGTAACTCCTTGTGGGCCAGTTGCTCCAACTGCACCACTAACTCCTGTAGCACCAGTTGAACCTGTGCTTCCTGTTGGACCTGTACTTCCTGTAGGTCCTACTACTCCTGTAGCACCAGTTGCTCCAGTATCTCCTGTAACACCTTGAGGCCCAGTAACACCAGTTACTCCTACAGGTCCTGTGGCTCCAGTTAATCCTTGAACTCCAGTTGGTCCTGTTGCACCAGTTGTTCCAACTCCTGTTGGACCAGTTACTCCAGTTATTCCTTGTGGACCAGTTGATCCAGTAGGTCCAGTGGCTCCTGTAACTCCAGGTGAACCAGCAGGGCCAGGTGCAGATACTGTTACAATGTTGTTTGTTTCATTGACTACTACTTGATTTGATATTGAAGTCATTATCGTGTAACCTCTCCGCTAACTGTGACTGTTCCTTGAATTAAACGAGTTCTGACTCCACCAATACTTAGTTCTAAGTCATAAACATAAAGACCTGCAGCGATTGCTGCTTGTTCATCTGTTGCAATTAAATTTAATGTTCCTGTCAATGGCACAATTGTAATACCACCATTTGAAGTTGATAGAGTTAACACAGCAGTATCAGAATCAAACTTACGACGAACCTGCATCTCTGCTGTATAGCCAGTCAAGTTAACTGGGTTGCCGTTTGAATCATTATAGACTATTTGTAGTGTCCATGTAGAACCTTGATCAAGGGTAAAGTTATAAATACCTGCGATTGCCATTACTGTCTCTCCGTTGCCCAGATTAAAAATCCGCCAAGTGCGATGAAACTAATAGGAGGAAAGATCAAGAATAAGCCATATGCTGCTAGTCCTACACCAACTACTTCAGTCGTTAATGACCAGTCTATGTTTGGCTTCTTTGTTTTCATGTTTCTCCTTATAGTGAAAAGAATCTTGCTACAGGCTTTGTTGGTACTGGCACTGTGGCACGATCATAAGAAAAGATTGATGCTACGCAAGCGTCAATCTTCTTTTTGCTGTTTGCTTTTTGAATCATAAGTCCTCTTGATGAGGTCTTAGTCATAGAGTTTGCTACATGTCTGTTTAATGCTTCATGACCTGAGTGAGTAAATGAGTTATTCATAACTGCCTCATAAAATTTAGCAGTTGCTGGAACCATTCGTTCTGCAGAGTTTGGATAAGAAACTACTGGCATACCTTCCTCATCAAAAAGCATAAAAGTTCTGGAATATCTTGCAGGATCAAAGACTACTTCACGAATGCTGTAATCTGGGTTTCTGTATGCATCTATTATACACGATTCTACCTCAGCAACGGGTATGAACCAGTTCTGATCTGCATCATCTGGTCTTTCCCAAATTGCTAATATGTCTAAGTGAGGCTTTTCTCCACCTAAGAACCATGCAACTATGGCTGTTGAGTCTCCATTAAAGGATCCGTCAAAACCTAAAATAACATCTTCGCCAGGAATCTGCTCTCTATTTTTAAGAGTTAGGCTATCCCAAGCGTCAGTAGGAATCCAAGTCTGAGCAGAATCAGTCCATAGATTAAGTCTTTTAGTTTTAAATTCAGCCTCTGGAGTCAAGAGCGAAGCAGATTTCATATCCTCTGCAGAGAGAATATCACCATAAGATGGGTTAGCCTTACGCCAATTATCCTCATCTTTGTAGTTAAGTTTTTCATCTCCTTGATACCAGGCGAAAAAGAAGGAAGGATCATCAACTTCACCTTTGGATAGTTGAACTCCTCTTTGGTACATTTGGTAACAGAGAGACTCTTTACCTGATGAGTCATACTTCGTTCCAGCAGTGGTAATTGCTACAAGCATTGGCTCTAAAC